TTATTTCATAAACACAAATATTTCTTTGTTGTTTGTATAAATGTCATAAAAGTGATTACTTACTACTTTTTGATTTTTAGACATATCCGTATCGGTCAGTGGTGCCATCTCTAATCCTAAATTCGATGAAGTATTGAACCAAACGTAATTAGGGAAGTATAGACCGTCATTTGGTGGCACAATTTTTGAAAGAATTGGGTAGTTTCGACTTGTATTAGCATAAACAGTTGAATTTTTGAAAAACGTATTTAAATAAACTTTTTTTCGTTCGTTTGTTACAACATTTTTTAAATCATCTGTTAAAACAGCTGCTTGGCGATTGAATGCTTCTTTTTGATAGTTTAATGTGGAAGAATACACCAAAACAAACGATAAAATATAATAAGATAACAAGCTGGCCACAAGTAACGAAGTTAGATAAATTGCTTTCACTTGTCGATTGTTAAATAAACTTAACATGCTGATTGTAACGAAAACAGCAAATCCGTAAATATAGCGAGGCGCATCACCTGCGATATTTCTTGAATAGACAATAAAAATGCCAAAACTTAAGAGAGAAGCAAGTCCTAAATACAAGATACAATAAAGGAAACTTAAGCCTAAGTTGATTTTGCTATTTGATAGATGACTAATAAAAAATAAAACAAGCAGTAGGAGCAGTAATAAAAGCCATAAACGATTACTCTGGTTCAATAGCTCTGAAAAATAATGGTAACTATTTTGATAAGCCACACTGGGAATATCGTGCAAACTTGGTAAGGCCTGACTGCCCCCAATGTTGTTTGTTGCGGAAGGTACAAATTTTAACTCGATAAGGTAGCTGACTATAGAAAGTAGATAAGCGATAGCAGCAAGTGCGACTTTTTTGCAAAGAGCAATGAAATTTTCTCCAGCAAGTAACTGCTTGAAAGTAAGGAATAAGACGATAACTATATAAATTCCTGACGAGGCTTGGTAAGTATTAAACATAACAAACAGTGAAAAAACAGAAACCAAGAAAAACGTAAAAGAATTACGCTGCCACCAATAAAAAGGAAGAAACGAACAAAAAATACTCAATGCCATATAGGGACTATCAAACCTGAAACTAAGACATTGGAGGAACCAAGGATTGAGGCCAATTAAAGTAGCTACTAAAGAAGAACCCCAGCTAATTTTTTGGTCATTGATGATATAAATTGCCAGTATGCTTGTGAGAGATAAGATAAGACCTGTTAGAATCGGTGTGGTCAAGCCCAGATCTGTCAAATGACGACTTCCTTGAACAAACCATGAGAGAAATTCACTGCCCCAACGTGCGTAAGTCGTACCAAAATCTGTCATTCCAGCGACTTGGCGAGCATTATCATCTAAGTAAGGGAAATTGATAATGCCGATGGATAAAACTGCCACTTGATAAATTAAAATGATCAATAGAAGATAGGCTTTATTTTCAATACACCAATTCTTTAAATCAAATTTTTTTGATTCTGTAGGTAATTGTTTCATCATTGTACTCCACTCCAATAATTATTTAACAATTAAAATATACCATAACGAGTGGAATGAAGAAATTGCTTTTGTTATTTTCTCATCTTGACAGAACACTAAGGGTAGGCAAAACAAAAAAATCCCAACTCTTTATTAAAGAGTTGGGATTTTACCAAAAAGCCACCTGCCAGCTTCATAGATAATTATTCAAGAATATTGATGCTTAATAAAAAACAATTCTATATGTTTTAATATATACATCAAGATAACAAATTAGACATACTTTGGGTAATTTTTGGGTATTTACAAAATATCTTTGTATTTGTTTTCATATTTTCTTTTGTTCTTTTTTCTATTTGCTTCAGTAGCTGATGCGTATTCATATGACTGTATTATCTCTTTATGTCCTAGCTGTGTTTTGATATATATTGGGTCAGCTTCAGCTAGGATTAATAAGTCAGAACGGGCATGTCTAAAACTATGAGATGAAATTCTTTCAATATTTGCTAGTTCACATGTTTCTTTTATATATTTATTCACAGATGAATTTGAGATGGGCCATGAATTTTTTTTACTAACAAAAACAAAATTTTGGGGATTACGTAAATCTCCTCTCAATATTTTTTTCTTTTGTTCCATTTCATATTTCTTTAAATAATAGAAAAGAGAAGCAGGGACATCAATATTTCGAACACCTGCTTCTGATTTTGTAGGGCCAATTCTGTACTGGCCAGCATCGTACTTATAGGCATTTTTTATCTTAATAACTTCGTTACTTTCATCAATCCTATCCCAAGTTAACGCAGCAACCTCTTGATAACGAGCTCCAGTATATAGTTGTACTAAGATGAAGTATTTACTTGTGGTGTTTTCACGAGATAATAAAGCTTCTTTAAATTTAGTTAAATCATCAATAGATATGGTTTTATTTGATTTCTTTTCTGGTACTTGACCAGTTAACTTTATATTTCTTGTTGGATTTGAATGAATATATTGCATGTCCAACGCTTCTAAAAACATAGATTTTACAATGTTATGTCTGTTGCTCACCGTCTCAACTGCTAGTCCTTTTTTATTGATATTTCCAGGTTTTGCAAGCCAGTTAATCCATTGCTGATATTTGACTTTGGTGACGCCTTTTAGCAATTGTTTGTCCCCAAAGAAATCATTTAAATTCTTTCTTGTTAGAGCTATTTTTTGCATACGTCCAGCAGATACTTTATTCTTTTTAAATGTATCAACCCAAATATCATAAAAATCTAAAAGGTTAATTGCTTCAGTGTTTTCACCACGCATAATTTTTGATTTAAACTCTGTTTCAGCATCTCTACAAGCCTTCTTAGTAGATCTAGTAATCATTTTATTTTTCCATTCATTTGTAATAGGGTCTTTATATTTAAATCTTAACTGCCATTTTCCATTAGCTAATTTCTTTGGTTCTGCCATAAATACCAACCTCTCGGATTTTTTTAATTTAAATACATTTAAGAACGATTTTTTATTGAATATGTTATAAGTAAGTATCAAATTATCGTATACCATAAACGTGAATACGAATATATGTTCGTATTTTGTGATAAAAAGAAAAACCCGAAGGCTTCTCTTTTTGTTAATTTAAAATAGTTAGCCTATTTTAAATACGATTCATTTGCTAGTGCTTTATTTATTTCGCTTTGTAATTTTGCATATTCTTTTGAGTTGTTGACAGTTTTTTTTACTTGTTTTAATTGTTCATTTAATAATTTTGCTTGATCTACATTAGCTTGTATTTCCGCTTTTTCAGAATTTTTTTCATCTTCTGTGCTTTCTGAATCAGTTAAGTAGAGAGGAGTTTTAGCGTAAAAACCAGAGCTAGTCAAAAAGTCATAATCAGATAGTTCTTCAGGAGCTTGTTCAGAAATTGCCTCACGTTTTGCCTCAATTTCATCAGCTTCGTATCCAATAGTTCCTTTTTTATAAGTTGATTCAACTTTATAATTTACTTTTTTTCCATCTTTATTTTGATCTTTAGCTTGCTTTGATTCATTGTTCTGATCTGAACTTTGTTTGGACGTGGAACTTTGGATTATTGATGATTCAGCTGTAGAGCTTTCTTTGGTATTATTTTTAGCAGTATTGTCTGAGCAAGCTGCAATTAAGGTGCTCCCAAAAACACAAACCAATCCTAAACTAATTAATTTTTTCATCATAATTCCTCCTTAAAAATATATGCATAATTTAATTGATAATAAAGCGTAAACATTTTTCAATATCTGGATAAAATTCTTCATTCAATCCAAAGTAACTAGCGATAGTACATATATTTACACTTTCATCTGATGCTACATGATATAAATAATATTTACAAAGTAAAAAAATTGCACCATTATCAGCTTCATATTCCATTTTAGATCTACTATACCTATTAGCATTATAAAATGAATTAATCCCGTCATGTTCAGTTATATGTATTAGCTCATGAGCACAAACAAAATAAGAATAATTACTTCCGTTTAGAAATGAAGCAATAAATATTGTGTTAAGTTCAGGAACTGCTAATCCATGATAACCAATCGGAAGCTTAGTAGTATAAACTATTTCAATATCTAGATGGTGAGCAATTTCAAATGGATCGTAACTTCCAGTCAAAGAAAATATATCTTCAAGATCGTAAATTACTGATTTCAAAGAAATCACTTCCCATCTTTATTGCGAGCTTCTTTTTGTTTTTTTACCCAAAAATAACTAGCGATTAAATCATTTATCTGTTCTCTATCCTCATCTGTCATGATTTCAGATCCATAGGTCATTCCTGGATTTGATTTTAATATTTTATCTAATTCAATCACCTCATCTTTACTAGCCCACTCAGGAGTGTGGTTTCTTCCGAGTAAGAAATCAGTGGTGACATCAAATAATATTGCTAATTTTACTAAAGTTTCTTTGTCAGGATCATTTCTATTGTTTTCAAAATGAGAATACGCTGCTCGTGTGATGCCTAAATAATCAGCAACTTGTTGTTGAGTTTTATTTTTAGATATACGTAGTTGTTTTAATTTGTTTCCTAACATATTATCGCCACCTTTTTTTTATTGTAACACCTAATAGATACTATGTGTATCTATTAGTACAAAAAGATACGAAAAATATCTAAAAGTTGTTGACGATACGAAATGTATCTGGTAGTATATTCATGTAAGATACGTTATGTATCTAAAATACAAATAGAGCGGAGGGATAGAATGCGAACTAACTTTAAAATGGAAAGAGAAAAATTGAAGCTTACTCAAAAAGAATTAGCTGAAAAACTTGATTTATCAGAAGTATATATAAGAAAATTAGAATCTGGTGCAAGTTCGCCAAGTACGAAAAAGGCTGTTATCATTGCTGAATTTTTTGGAAAGCCTCTTGATTATCTTTTTCCAGATATTTTTTTGCTATCATTTGATACGAAATGTATCGACGGCTAAAATGAATACGATAGGAGGATACAAAATGACAACCAAAGAAAAAATTGAATTTATCAAACAAGTAACACCTCATTCAGATTCAGAAGTAGAGAAAATTATTAAAGGAATGAGCGATACCAGTATTAACCGCTGGTATGAAATAGAGAAATATCGCATTGATCAAGAATTAGAAGAAGCGGTGTTAACTATCTATTGTTAAAAGAATACACCTATAGCAGTCGGATAGAAATAACAAATTATACGAAATGAGGTAAAAATGACGAAATCTATAAAACTAAACAAACAATTAAGAAAAGCAGCTTTAAAAAAAGGATTAAGCCAAAAACAAGTGGCCCAATTAGTATATTTTGCACATACTACAACAAATGGTCACTTTAATGGCTACCCAGTACCGCCAGAAAGTGCTATAGCCTATAACGAATTATTTAACGATAGTGAGTTGGCATTTGCATTAGGCCAAGAGTTATTGGGCCTAATAGGGCTAGCAACTGGAGTGAAAGTAAAAAAAGAGCCATTAGCGCTTTCGGTACTAAAGGAAAAAGAGGAACGAGAAAGAGAAAAAATCGAAGTGGAAAACGAAATCGATTATTTAATGGCGATTCCAGATGAAGAATTGACCGAAAAACAAAAACAGGCAATATTACAGTATTGTAGCGAATATTCAGATGAATTGTTGTTTGAAGTTTCTCTTATTTGTAAGCAATTAGAACTAATAGGGATGTCCTTTATGGATTTAATGATATTAAGAACACCTTATTGGAAAAATAAAGAATGGATTGAATAAAGGAGGGAAGCAATTTGGAGTCAAATATTAGTATGCAAGATGTGTCTAAGAGACTTTCTAGGAATCTATATATGATGATGGGAACACCTAGAGAGGATACCAAAAAAATTTGGAAGGTATCTGAGCTTTCAAAAGCAAGCGGAGTTACCCCGTGTGTTATTAGTCGGATTAAAAATGACACTGAAGGAAAAGAAAAACCGACTATTGAAACAGTTGTTAAGCTTGCTAAAGCATTAAATGTTGATCCTGCAGAATTATTGAAATAAGAGGTGAAAATAAATGGAAAAAGAAAATATCCAAGAAAATTATCACGAATCATTAAAAGAGCGGAAAATCAAAGACACTTTACAAGAAATTAAAGAGAGATTAAATGGCGTAAAACTAACCTAAAATGAAAGGAAGTTAAAAATGAATAAGAGGAAACCACGTAGTTTATATGAAGCAAGAATTTTAGGGACTTTGTTAGTATTCTTCATACTTGGTCTAGTAATAAAGAACAGTATTCCGTTTAACTACTTACTTTTAATACTTGGACCTATTATTGCAATTTGGTTTATGAAATATGACGATGCTAAATATCAAGAAAATTTAAATAAAAATGAAAAGGAAGTGTATTAATTGAATAGAAAAATCAGAAGTCTAATAAAAGAATTAACAGAGGAATGTGACAAAGAAAAAGTTTCTCTTATTTGTACAGCTAATAACCAAGGTGAGACAGTTAGCGCAATTTGTGGCGGATTAGTAGATCTATCATTTTGTTTAGGAGTCCAAGAAAAAAAGCTAAGTGAAAAATTGCCGATACATCCAGAAATTTTGCGCAAATCAGCAGTTGAAGCATTGGAAGAAGTTAAATCCGATAATCATAAACATACTTTTGTAATCGAAAATGCAGAAGATTTACAAGATATATTAAACAGAATTGCTTCAGGTGAGTTTGATGAATAAAAAAATGCCCAATCGTTTGCAGACGATTTAGGCACTAACAAAAATATACTAGGAAAATTATAACATAAATTTGGAGGGAGTTAAATGCAAAAAAACAACAATAAGCTAACCATGTCAGCCCGATTCGGTGAATGGTACAAAGAGGCGACTGAAAATTGTGCAGAACGGGAATTATACGCAACGTCGTTAATTGCACGTATGGATTGGGTAGTTGATCCAATAAGTAGTAAAAGTTATAGATATGATTTAACAACAGATCTGAATAAAAATCATAGCAGCGCTTGGTATGATGTTGCCACTGAAATTTGTAACAAACGCAAAGAAACAGTTATACGAGCAATCCTAGAAGACAATATCAAAATTGAAAATTTCTAATAAATGGAAGAGGAGGATTTCAATGTATTATCCAACTACAAAATTTGATCAGTATGGTGCTCGCCAATTACCTAAAGAAGATGTATCAGAAGAGATAGACGAAACAGCAGATTATGACAAGGATAGTATGGGAGAAACTATCGCCCAAGAAGATGGTGTATTTGAAATATTGTATACAGTAACTACTGTCATGAGTAATAGATGTCTCAAAATTAAAACAGAGAAAGCGATTGTTACTCAACAAGATATTGTAGATTTTATTTTAGAAATAGGTGAAGAAAAAATAACATCTATAAAATTTGTAGGATTAGGAGAAAAGTATTTAGAAATTGGAGGAAATTATAATGGGGAATGAATTAATAGTAAGCGTTCAAAATAGAATTCAGGAAATGCAACATGGTGAAGGATTGAGATTACCCACAGGGTATTCGGTAGGAAATGCTTTAAACTCAGCATATCTAATTCTTAGCGATAATTCTAAAGGAAAATCATTATTGGAAAAATGTCACCCTACATCAGTGTCAAAAGCTTTACTAAATATGGCAATACAAGGACTTAGCCCAGCAAAGAATCAATGCTACTTTGTTCCCTACGGGGATCAATGTACATTGATGAGATCATACTTCGGATCAGTAAGCATATTGGAACGACTTTCTAATGTAAAAAAAGTACATGCTGAAGTAATCTTCGAAGGAGATGAATTTGAGATAGGATCGGAGGATGGTAGAACCGTCGTTACAAACTTCAAACCTAGTTTTCTGAACAGAGATAACCCAATTATTGGGGCATTTGCTTGGGTAGAGCAAACAGACGGAATCAAAGTTTACACAATCATGACAAAAAAAGAAATAGATAAATCATGGAGTAAAGCTAAAACAAAAAATGTGCAAAATGATTATCCGCAAGAGATGGCCAAACGCACAGTTTTATCAAGAGCAGCAAAAATGTTTATCAATTCAAGTAGTGACAATGATTTACTCGTAAAGGCTATTAACGAAACAACAGAAGATGAATACGATAATAATCAGCCACGCAAAGATATTACACCTAATCCACCAAATATTGAAAAGCTTGAGAAATCAATTTTTAATCAAGATGAAAATAAAAAAATTGCTCAAGATATGATTGATTCCATTGATTTAAATCAAGCTGACAAAGATCTACAAGAAGAGCTAAATATTGAATTTCCTGATCCTAGCAAAAACTATTTAGCTACTGGGGAGGTAAATGGAGATGTTGAAAACGAAGACGGCCCTTACCCTTTCTGATAAAAATTATTATTCAACTGAAGCTGACTGGCATTATATGTCGGTCAGCCAATATAAAAATTTTAATGAATGCGAAGCAGCCACAATGGCTAGATTAAAAAAAATTTGGTTACCCTGTTCAGATCCAAAAGCATTGCTTGTTGGTAATTATGTTCATTCTTACTTTGAATCATCAAAAATTCATGATCTATTCAAAAAGGAAAACAAAGACAAAATGTTTTCTAGTAGAAAACCATATGGGCTTCTAAAAGATTTCCAAATAGCTGAACAAATGATTCAACGACTAAAAGAAGAACCTGCTTTTATGAATTTATATAAAGGGGAAAAAGAAGTAATTGTTACAGGGCAAATTGAAAATGTAAATTGGAAAGGGAAAATCGATTGTCTAAATTTAGAGGATGGTTATTTTGTTGATATAAAAACAACAAAAGATATTCATGAACGTAAATGGAATGATAGCTACGCGGAGCGTTGTACATTCATTGAAAACTATGGATATGTACTTCAAATGGCAGTTTATAAAGAATTGCTTAGTCAAAAGTATGATAGGGAATTTGTACCAATTATAGCCGCTGTTTCAAAGCAGACTCCTTCTGAAGTAAAGCTAATTACCCTAGATGAAGACAAGATGCATTTTGAAATGATCCAATTAAAAGAAAATATTGAACATATTATTAAAGTAAAAAATGGCGAAGAAAAACCAACACTGTGTGGTAGGTGTGAATATTGCAGAGGGCAAGAACGAATTACTCACTTTACTAATATGAATGATTTATAGGAGGGAGGCAGATATGGCAAGACCTTTAAAACAAGGAATTGACTACTTTCCGCTTTCTGTAGATTTTTTAAGAGATATAAAGGTTCGTAAAATCAAACGTGCGTGTGGACCTTACACTGTCGAAATACTACTTTGCCTGCTGGGTAATATTTATCGGGAAACTGGTTATTACATCGGGTGGGATGAAGATACGATGTTCTTAGTTGCTGACGAAGTTGGGGCGAAAGAGGGTCTAGTTGAAGAGACGGTAAATAAGGCCGTTCAAGTTGGATTTTTTAATCAAGAGAAGTTCAATGAGTATAAAATTTTGACTTCTAACGGAATACAAAAAAGATATCTCGAAGCCACTAAAAAAAGGAAAGAAGTAGTTATTTCCGACATTTACTTAGTTAATGACACCATAAAGGATGAAGAAACCCTAGTTAATGGTGTCGATAATGAACAAAGTAAAGTAAATAAAAGTAAAGTAGATAAAAGTAAAGTAAATAAAAACAATAAAGAAAAACCTGCCGTTCAGTTGTCGTCTGAAAAGGATTTTTTGGAGAATCCTTTAGGAGACAAAAAAACAGCGGAGCTAATCGCTTATTATTCAAAAAATGTTAGTCTTGCTACTCCTGTAAATATGACAAATCTTGCATATGATTTGAAAGACTTTAATGGCGATCTGGATTTACTAAAAGAAGCGATAAACATTTGTTCAAACAATGTAAAAACATATGCTTATTTTGCTGGAATATTAAAACAGTGGCGAGCTAACGGAATTAATACTCATGCAGATTTTTTGAAGAAAGTAAATAAAAAATCAAAGCAAAAAAATAAACGAGATAGTGAACCACCGCTAAATGATTATTCAGGATTGTTTTAAGGAGGAATAGCTAATGATGAATACTAAAGTTGCATTAAAGCAATTAATGACTACACATTTTATTACAGTTGATGTCCCTTGTCCTGAATGCGGAGGAGCAATGACAGCATGGAAAGAACCAACTCCAGATACTCCACCAAGATGTCCTCCCGTATGTATGGAATGTGGCTATCGTTCAGTGAAGAAAAAAGAAGCAACCACTGCTAAGAACCTTTATGAATCTAGTCTGATAAAAAAGGCAAAAGACTATTTTTTAAACGGATCTGTATTAACGGATAGAAAATCACTGCATAAAAAAATTGGTAATTATTACCCAAGCAACCAAGAATCAACCAAAGCTAAAAATATTAGTATGGAATTTTGCGAAAAAACACTGCTGGGAGAAATACACCATCTGATTTTAACAGGGGGAGTTGGGGTTGGGAAATCACATCTAGCAATTGGATGTCTCAACGAAATACTTGTTAAAAGTAATTATTCTAAGAAGGTACTATTTGTCAGCTATCGAGAGCTTTTAGAACAGTTAAAATTTGCGATGAATGACGAAGAGGCACGAAAAGCAATTACTGGTGTAGCAATGTCCGAAATCAAAGCAGCAGACGTCGTAGTTCTAGATGATATAGGGGCTGAACTAGGCGACTTTAATAAAAGAGATGAAAAAGGCAATCTGATTCTTAGTAGAGCATCAAACTTTGATATTGATACGCTGACAGGAATATTGGAAAGTCGCATAGATAAGCCAACAATTATCACCTCTAACCTAAAATCAAAAGAAATTCAATATTGTTACGGCGAAAGAATAGTCTCAAGAATGGCTACCCATTCAAATGGATTTATGCATAGGTTTACAAATACAAAAGATTATCGATTGAAAACAGCGTAGGAGATCATATGAAAATTACTATACCAATTACACCAAAACCACAAAGCAGACCAAGGTTTGCTAGACGTGGAAAATATGTACAAACCTATGAAGATAGCACCATGAAGACTTATAAGCAACAAGTAAAAAACTATCTTAGAAGAGCAAAACCTAAATTGATAGAAAAAGGGCCAATCATGGCGCACGTGACGTTTTATGTACAAGCGCCTAAGTCAGCCCTAAGTAATAAACAGAAGCGGTTAGACGTAAAATTAGAGCGCAAATACTGCGATAAAAAGCCAGATTTAGACAACTATTTCAAAGCAGTCACGGATGCTGCAGAAGGTATTCTTTACAAAAATGATGGGCAAATTGCTGTGATAGTTTGTCAAAAACTATACAGCTTAAGACCTCGAACAGAACTCGAAATTATGAAATTGGAGGTTGATTCATGAAAGCACAAATGGAATCTTGGCAAGATATACAAGAGTATGTAAAGAACAACAAGAAAAAACATAAACGTAGAATGGCTAACGATGCAATGAAAAACGTCAACGAGTTAGGATTTCCTTTTGCCTATTTCGAAGATACTTACCAATTTGCAATTAAAACCCCTATCGGGATGGTCGACTATTTTGGAACAACTGGCACATGGGTTGTGCGTAAAAATCAAGATCGTGGTAGAGGGCTAAAAAAATTAAAGAAGTATTTGGAACATCCAGTTCCAACAAAAGAAATAAAAAAAACAAAGGGTAATCAGTCATGGATGAAAAAAATGGATTAAGAGAGGTATTTATATGGAATTTGAAATTGGTAAAACCTATGAATTTAAAGCTCATAGCCGTTTTAAGCATCCATTACAGGGGATTGTTCAGAAAGTCTATGACAACTCGATACTCGTTAAAATAATTGTAGTTCATCGGGAAGACAAAGAAAATATAAGCGATAGTAACAATCAAATGATTATCAGTAAAAAATATGTACTGAACCAAATTAAGACTAAAAAAGTAGAGGAGAACAAGCGTATGAAATTTAACATCAATACAGCAAGTTTATTATTACCAGGAACATTTGGAGCAGAAGGAAAAGAGTGTATTACGATTTCAAAAAGTGGACTAGCTTTGAGCGGTCCAGTTGTGAGACGACTAAATAAACCTGAATGGGTTCAATTGTATTTAGATGAATCAAGATTAGCATTGTTCGTCATTCCGTGTGAAGCGACAGACGAAGGCGCTAGAAGTTGTGTAAATCCTAAATCAAACAGGAAAGCAGGTTACCGTAAAAGCTGGTCAGGTAGCATTTTAGAGAAG